GTTGGACATGATAGAGTAAACACAGATGGTCAAACAGTTATGGGTTGGACAGGAACAGCAAGATTGGTAACTTATGATAAAAAAGATGCCATTGATTATATCAAGAAATTTGGAAGTTTATCATTTCAAAAGAAACAAATAGAAAAAGGTGAAAAGGGATGGAATAATTGGCCTCCTACTTATGACTTAACAGGAGATTTTAAAGGTCAGGGAAAGGGAAGCAAAATTGTAAAAATTAAATCTTTAGATTCCATAAAATATTAATAATGCCAGATGTATATCGTGATAATCCCAATCTTAAACGGGCTAATGTCCAGATTGAATGGACAGAAGAAAAAGTAAAAGAATACACTAAGTGTTTAGAAGATCCTGTTTACTTCACAGAAAATTACATTAAAATAGTAAGTTTAGATAAGGGTTTGATACCTTTTAAACTCTATGAATTCCAACGCCAGATGATGTGGACTTTCCATACGGAAAGATTTACCATCTGCAAACTTCCAAGACAGTCAGGAAAATCCACCACAATTATTGCATATTTGTTACACTATGCACTTTTCAACGAAACAGTCAATGTTGCAATCCTTGCAAACAAAGCTGTTACTGCAAGAGATTTACTTGGTAGACTTCAACTTGCATACGAACATTTACCAGATTGGTTACAACAAGGAGTAATGACATGGAACAAAGGAAGCCTAGAACTAGAAAATGGGTCAAAAATCTTGGCATCTTCTACATCTGCCTCTGCGGTGCGTGGTGGATCATACAACATTATTTTCTTGGATGAGTTTGCATACGTTCCTAATAACATTGCAGCTCAATTTCTAAGTTCTGTATATCCTACAATTTCCTCTGGTAAAGAATCCAAAGTGATGATGGTGAGTACACCAAACGGAATGAATATGTTTTATAAGATGTGGAACGATGCAGAGAATGGAAATAATACTTACATACCCATAGAGGTACATTGGAGCGAAGTTCCAGGCCGAGATAAAGCATGGCAGGAAGAAACCATCAAGAATATTGGAAAGGAACAGTTTCAGACAGAATTTGATTGTTCCTTCTTAGGTTCTGCAAATACTTTAATTCATGGTCAAAAGTTAGGTGCATTGTCTCATTCCACACCACTCACAACCAATGCTGGATTAAGGGTATATGAAAAACCTAATTCTGAATGTGCATATGTAATGACTGTTGATGTTTCTAGAGGTATTAGTAGTGATTACTCTGCATTTATTGTAATGGATGTATCAGAACTTCCTTATAAACAAGTTGCAGTATTTAGAGATAATGAAATCAAACCAATGAATTTTCCACTAATAATCCATAAGGTTGCAACGGCATATAACCTTGCATATGTTATGATAGAGGTTAATGACATTGGTGCCCAGATTGCAGATGCAATGCAGTTTGACATGGAATATGATAATCTCATTATGACTACACAACATGGTCGAAATGGTCAAATCGCAGGGGGTGGTTTCTCTGGTAAAAAGGCTCAATTAGGAGTAAGGACAACTAAAGCTCTTAAAAAGGTGGGGTGTTCTAACCTGAAAACTCTTATGGAAGATGATAAAATTTTAGTATGTGATTTTGATACTATCGTAGAACTATCTTCTTTTGTTGTCAAAGGACAGTCATATGAGGGCTCTGATGGTAATACTGATGATCTAGTAATGTGTTTAGTACTCTTTGCATGGTTGACAGACCAGACTTATTTCAAGGAATTAACAAACTTAGATATTCGTAAAAAATTATGGAATGAAAAAGAAAAGTTGGTAGACCAAGACATGGCCCCATTTGGATTTGTGTTGAATGGTGTTAATGATGAACATGGTGAGAATATTGGAGAAACTATAGATGAATATGGTACTAAGTGGAATCCAGTTGTAACTTCAAATAGAGAATATCTAGAGGATTGGTGATAACTGAATATCATTTTTCATTTTAGCCTCACAATTTAAACATACAATCTGATTCTTTTGTATCCGTTCCAAAATCGGTATCCTGAGTCTTTCTCTGAGTCCTTTCTGTCTTGAAATGATTCGGATCTCTTTGTTGTCAGGGTAGAATGCCAACGCACACGTTTCTGTTTCCCCACAGTATATACACGATTTATCTGCAAGTAATTCGTTAATCCATATATCACGTTTTCTACGAGCCTTCCTAACTCCTTCTTTGATTGTTTTCTTGTATTTCTGGTAATGTTCCATGAAAATATTTATAACACAAAAATGTTATAAATACCCTCTCTGAAAAACCCTAAAAGTATAAATACTTTCAATAACATTTCTATTAAGGAGATTGGAATGGCGTTTCAAGTTTCACCTGGCGTACAGGTAACAGAAAAAGACTTAACAAACGTAGTTCCTGCTGTCGCAACATCGATAGCTGGTATAGTCATGGCCGCAGAAAAGGGGCCTACAGATTCTATAACTGCAATCGCATCTGAGGAAGAACTGGTTCAAATTTTTGGAGAACCACAGTCTGCTGATAACCAATTTGAAGATTGGATGTCCGCAGCTGCTTTTCTTGGATATGGCAACGCATTGAGGGTCGTAAGACCAGCAAGTGGAGCTAAAAATGCTGTCAGTACTGGTACTGCATTGTTAATAAAAAATAATGACCATTGGAAAGATGGTGATGGTACTACAGGCCCCTATGATGGTGGGGAAGCTTCCGTAGGCCAATGGGCAGCAAGGACTGCCGGTGCTTGGGGTAACAACTTAAAAGTTGATATGTGTCCAAGTGCAGCTGAGTATGAACAAACATTCTCAGGAGGTTCAGGAACACTTGGTGTTGTTGATACAACCGCCGCAGCTGGTGCAACTTCAGTAGTAATTGATAAAGCTGGAGGTTCTGCTGGTGTTGGAGGTGCAAAGTACAATGTCGGAGATATTGTTCACTTTCATGAAGCAGATGGTTCTGAATATAAAGTAACAGCAATTAGTACTGATACTTTAACCATTGAAAGATATGGTACTGCAAATACTGCTGGAGGACTAAGGTCTGAGATTGCAGCTGATACAAATGTTCGTAGGAGATGGGAATATTACGATCAATTCTCTGCAGCTCCTGGCACATCAACATATGTCAATGACAGATCTGGTGTTTCCACAGCCGATGAGATGCATATTATTGTAATAGATGAAGATGGTGGTATCTCTGGAACTCCAGGCGAAGTATTGGAAAAATACGAAGGTGTATCAAAATGTTCAGATGCACGAACAAATGAAGGTGCAGCTAATTACTATATGGATGTAATTTACAATAGTTCATCTTACATTTACTGGATGGATCATCCAGGCGTCGCTACTGGTTATGGTAATACTGTAGCTGCTCAAGGTACTACATTATATTCTGCATTAGCAGAAGTCATTACATCTATTTCACTTGTAAGTGGAGCAGATGATTATGCACTTACCGCAGGAGAAATCAAGGATGGAATTGACCGATTCAAAGATACAGAAACAGTCGATTTGAACCTTTTCATTTGTGGTAAAGCTGATGCAACTAAAGCAGGAAATGCTTTGGATATGTGTACTGACAGAAAAGATGCAGTCGCATTCGTATCACCAGAACTTTCAGATGTTGTCGCAGTTGCAAACGAAGTAACACAAACATCAAATGTTAAAGCGTTCTTTGATGCATTAACATCAACATCCTATGGTATGTTCGATAGTGGTTACAAATACACATACGATAAGTACAATGACACTTATCGGTGGATTCCACTAAACGGAGATATGGCAGGATTATGTGCAAGAACTGATATTGTTGCAGATGCATGGTTCAGTCCAGGCGGTTTTAATCGTGGACAAATAAGAGGAGTTGTAAAACTTGCTTATAACCCACAGAAAGCCAACAGAGACATCCTGTATCGTGCAAGGATTAATCCAATATGTGCATTCCCAGGCCAAGGCACAGTCTTGTATGGGGATAAAACTGCACAAGCAAAACCAAGTGCGTTTGATCGTATCAACGTAAGACGATTATTCATTACAATAGAGAAGGCAATTTCAACCGCAGCTAAATTTCAGTTGTTTGAATTCAATGATGAGTTCACAAGAGCAGGATTTAGGAATATGGTTGAACCTTTCTTGCGTGATGTACAAGGTCGTAGGGGAATCACAGATTTCCTAGTAGTATGTGATGAGTCAAATAACACAGGAAGTGTTGTTGACCGAAACGAGTTTATTGCAGATATTTTTGTCAAGCCTGCTCGTTCTATTAACTTTATTTCTCTAAACTTCATCGCCACGAAAACTGGTGTTGCGTTTAGTGAAGTAGTTGGGGCATAGGAGGTATAAATGGCAAACATAAATGACTTTAAATCAGTTTTAAAAGGTGGTGGAGCAAGAGCTAACCAATTCTCAGTAACTATGCCTTTTCCAGGCTTTGCGGCTGAAGGAGGAGAAACACGACAAATGTCTTTCCTTTGTAAAGCTACTCACTTGCCTGGCCAGACATTAGCTGAAGTTCCTGTTCCATTTAGAGGTCGTCAACTGTTTATTGCAGGGGATAGAACCTTTGAGCCTTGGACAACTACTATTATGAATGATACTGATTTTGCAATTCGTAATGCATTAGAAAGATGGATGAATGAAATTAATTCATTATCTGATAATAGTGGATTATCAAATCCATCTGATTATCAAGTCGATGCATTCGTAGATCAATTAGATCGCGCAGGACAAGTAATCAAATCCTATACTTTCAGAGGATTATGGCCATTAACAATAGGTAATATTGATTTGGCATATGATACCAATGATGCTGTAGAGGAATTTGAAGCAACCTATCGTTATCAATTTTTTGAAACAAATACTACTACTTAACATTTCGTATAAATATTTACATTGATAAATTGAATACGGAGTGTTATGGCACAATTATTTGGATTTCAAATTACTAGATCTTCTAAGGAACAGGGAGAGCAACCTACTTTTGTTCTCCCTGAGCCTGAAGATGGAGCAACGACATCCGCTGGGTTTTATAGTGAATTTTTAGATATTGAAGGTGCAGCTAAGAATGAAGCTGATCTTATTAGACGATATAGGTCTACCGCAGAACATCCTGAATGTGATCTCGCAATCGAAGATATTGTCAACGAATCGGTGAATACGGAGGAATTAAAGGCCCCTGTTTCACTTAATGTTGATAATCTCCCCTATTCCACTAAAATCAAGCAGAGAGTTAAAGATGAATTTGAACAAGTTTTACACTTGTTGGACTTCAATAATAAAGCCCATGATCTTTTTAGAAGATGGTATATTGATGGAAGGTTACATTTTCATAAGATTATAGATGAAAATGACCCACAAAAAGGAATACAAGAGTTAAGGTATATCGATGCCTTAAAAATTAAAAGAGTAAGAAAAGTAGAAAAAGATATAACACCTAAAGGTTCTCCAACACTTAAAGTATTGGAGGATTATTATGTATATAGTGAAGGTGGTATGGGAGGAAAAGCTGGTTCGGCAAATAGTTCATTTAAAATTACTGCCGATGCTATTGCTAATTGTCCTTCAGGATTATATGCTCCTGAAAAGAATATGGTACTTTCTTACTTACAGAAAGCTATAAAGCCTGTCAATCAGTTAAGAATGATTGAGGATGCGGTAGTAATTTATCGTATCGCAAGGGCTCCAGAACGAAGAATTTTCTATATAGATGTTGGTAACTTACCTAAAGTAAAGGCAGAACAATATCTAAAAGATGTCATGAATCGTTATCGTAACAAGTTGGTGTACAATGCGTCAACTGGTGAGATAAAAGATGACAGACAACAAATGAGTATGTTAGAGGATTTCTGGCTGCCTCGTAGAGAAGGTGGTAGAGGAACAGAAATTACTACATTGCCAGGAGGTTCAAATCTTGGAGAAATTGATGACATACTGTATTTTCAAAAGAAATTATATCGATCTTTAAATATCCCTATTAGTCGTTTAGAGACTGAGAGTGGATTTAATATGGGTCGGGGCGCAGAAATAACAAGAGATGAAGTAAAATTTACTAAGTTTGTTCAGAAGCTGCGAAGGAAATTCAATAATCTTTTCAATAATATCCTTAAAACACAACTAATACTCAAGGGTGTTGTCGCAGAAGAAGATTGGGTAAGTATCAAGGATAATCTTTCATATATGTATATGAAGGATGGACATTATGCAGAAATGCGAGATATGGATCTATTGCGTGACCGATTAGATGTCCTAAATACAATAGAACCATTTATCGGACAGTATTTTTCTAAGAAATACGTTCAGAAACAAGTATTCAGAATGTCAGACGATGAAATTGAATCCATGCAAAAAGAAATGGATGCAGAACCAGAGCCTGATGTAGATGATGAAATATAACAATAACTTGGAGATATAAATTATGAGTGAATTACCAGATATGATTTCAGCAGTAATAAAAGATAACAAAATAGATGCAGAGTCACATTTTAAAAGTTCAATGGCATCTAAAATAGGAGCTGCATTAGATTTAAAACGAGTAGAAGTTGCTAATTCTTTTATACAAAAACAACAAGAACCAGAACCAGTAGAAGATACTGCCGATGAAAAAGTTTAAAGAATTCAATACATGGGTCGTAGAAAAGGATGAACATAAGAAATCATCTGCTTATAAGAAACTTACACCTAAGATGAAGAAAGCCGTTGATGATGTATTTTCCACAATGGAAAAGAAGCCAGGTGATTTTCTAAATACATTTGATAAGAATGTAGAGAAGGTTGCAAAGAAACACGGCATAAAAGTTAAAGATATTATGGATTATTTTGACAAAGAAATGCTAACAATTTAGGATAAACTATGGCAAATTCAATTAACAATTCACACGGAAGAAGTGTATTACATATAGACACCGATGATGGAGCAATAACATTAGCAGAACTTACAGCAAGTGGAGAATCTACTGTTGTAGCTGCAGATATTGTTGAAATCTTCTGGCAAACTGCAACTTCAATCGCAATCGATAGGGGTGGTACTGCTGTTCATACTTTTACAGGAACAGGACATTGGAATTTAGGTGCAGCTGGAGCTGTTCTAGGAGGAACTAATACAGCAGACTTTGGTTTTGATGTAACAGGAGCTTCCTATGCAGTTATTGTAATACATAAATCATACTAATATAAGGGTACTTATGAAACTAATAACAGAAATGTATGATGACTTTGAAGTTCTTACTGAAGGTAAGGGTGGAAAAGATTTGAAAATTAAAGGGGTTTTCATGCAGGCCGAGACTAAAAATAGAAATGGTCGAATGTACCCTCTTGATACTTTAACAAAAGAAGTTAAACGATATAATAAGGAACTTGTAGAACCCAAACGTGCTTTTGGAGAGTTAGGACATCCTGACGGGCCAACAGTTAATTTGGACAGGGTTTCTCATTTAATCGAAGAACTATATCCCGAAGGTAATAATATCATCGGGAAAGCAAAGATTCTTGACACACCTAATGGTAAAATTGTCAAGGAACTTTTAAATGCGGGTGCGAAACTTGGAGTCTCTAGTAGAGGAATGGGAACACTTGAAAAGAGGGGTCAAACTAATGTAGTTAAAGACGATTTTTATCTTGCAACAGCAGGAGACATCGTTGCTGATCCGTCTGCACCAGAGGCGTTTGTGGAAGGTATAATGGAAGGAAAAGAATGGATTTGGGATAACGGAATTCTTAGGGAATCCGAAGTTGCTCGAATCGAAAGACTTGCTTCCGAAAACAAAAAGCTTGAAGCTTTTGAAATGTTCCTTTCAAAACTCTAATTTTATAAATATAATTAATCAAAACTTTACAAGGAGACTTAAAATGTCTGAAGAAACTAAAGAAATGGAAGAAGTGGAAGAAGTAGAGGAAGCAAAAACTGTCAAAGAAGATGATGTGATTGATGCTGAATCTCCATCTAAACCAAATCCTGCCAAAAAGATAAAAAAGGCAAAAGCAGAATCTAAAAAAGTCAAAGAAGATGATGACGAAGAAGAAGATTCTGAGGAAGAAGAAGGTGAGGAAGAAGAAGAGCAGACTAAAAAGGAAGCTCTAGAAGTTCCTAAACTTAAATCAGAAATTCTTGCTGGTCTTATGGATCACCTAAAAGGTCTTAAAAAAGAAGATCTTTCTAAAATCTATGGTTCACAAATCATAGGTGAGTCAGAAGGTGATGATGATGAGGAAGAAGAAGAACAAGCTGAAAGTGTTAAAGTTTCTATCGATCAAACGATTGATGAATTAGATGTTTCGGGAGATGTTGAAGCATTAGTTCAAGGAGAAGAACTTTCAGAAGAATTCAAGACAAAAGCTGCAACAATTTTTGAAACTGCTATTAAGTCAAAAGTTCGTTCTGAGTTGGAAAAGATTCAGGAAGAAAACGACAAGCAGATGAAAGAACTTGCAGAAACTTCAATGCAATCAATGGTTGAGAAAGTCGATGACTATCTTAACTATGTTGTAGAACAATGGATGTCTGAAAACGAACTTGCTATTGAGCGTGGCCTCAAAGGTGAGATTGCAGAAGATTTCATTAGTGGTCTAAAAGGATTATTTGAAGATCACTACATTGATGTTCCAGATGAGAAGTATGACATTCTGGAAGCCAATTTAACTAAAATAGAAGAATTGGAAGAAAAACTAAACAAGCAGATGGAAGAAAATGTCCAGTTGAAAAAAGCAAAAGGTGAACTTGTAAAAGAGTCCATGATTGCTGATATTGCTGATGGGATGACTGATACTGAAACTGAGAAGTTCCAAAGTCTGGTTGATGATGTTGAGTTTTCTGATGAAGATTCTTATAAAGAGAAACTTCAAACGATTAAGGAAAGCTATTTTGGAACTGGAAAAGTAGAGACAAAGGAAACTGAGACTCTTACTGAAGAAGGTTCTCAAGAAGAAGTTCAAGAAGTATCTGGATCAATGGCACAGTATATGAAAGCCATTAAGAAGGATAACTCTAGAGCTCAAAAATAATATCTGAAAAACTAAACTTTAAGGAGTAATTTATGTATAATTCAGAACAACTCCAAGAGAAGTGGCAACCAGTATTGAATCATCCCGATCTACCACAGATCACAGATTCTTACAAACGTGCGGTTACCGCAGTTATCTTGGAAAACCAAGAAAAAGAAATGCAAGAGCAACGCTCAATGCTTGCAGAAGCACAAACTGATGCAGCTGCAGTTGCAAACTGGGATCCGGTGCTTATTTCTTTAGTCCGTCGCGCAATGCCTAACTTGATGGCATATGACATTTGTGGTGTTCAACCAATGAGTGGCCCAACAGGACTTATTTTTGCAATGAAAGCAAGAATGGGTGACGCTGCAGTTGGTACTGCTGAAGCACTTCATGACGAAGCTGATACTGCTGATTCTAGTGCATTTACTGCATCTGACTCACAAGCAGGAACAGAGCCTGGAGTACTTAACGGAGGTCAAGCTTCTGTTACAACTCAGGCAGGAGATCCAGACATTTGGGGTATTGATACCGCTGGTGTTTATAACGTAAAACCTGCTGATACTACAGCATCTGGTGAGACTTATGACGATTCAGGAGCTCCAGTATTCCAAGACATGGGATTTACCATTGAAAAATCGACAGTTACAGCAAGGACAAGAGCCTTACGTGCTGCCTACACAATGGAACTTGCACAAGACTTAAAAGCAATTCATGGTCTTGATGCAGAATCCGAATTGTCAAACATTCTTAGCACAGAGATTCTTGCTGAGATCAATCGTGAGGTAGTTCGTACTATCTACATTACAGCAGAAGTTGGTGCTCAAACCACATCTTCAGCTGGTATCTTCAACTTAGACACAGACTCTAATGGTCGTTGGTCAGTTGAGAAGTTCAAAGGTCTGATGTTCCAAATCGAAAGAGATTGTAACGACATTGGAATTAGAACTCGTAGAGGAAAAGGTAACTTAGTTGTTTGTTCAGCTGATGTTGCTTCCGCATTGTCAATGGCAGGAGTCCTTGATGTTGGTGGAAGTGCTGGTGGAGCAGGGAACTTAAATGTTGACCCAAGTCCAGCAGGAAGTACTTTCGCAGGAACAATTAATGGTCGAATCAAAGTTTATGTCGATCCTTATAACTCCGTTGTAAGTGCAAGTGCCACAAATAACTGGTATGTTGCTGGTTATCGTGGATCTAATGCTTACGATGCAGGATTATTCTACTGCCCATACGTTCCATTGCAAATGGTTCGTGCGGTTTCGGAAGCTTCTTTCCAACCACGAATTGCATTCAAGACACGTTACGGAATGGCCATTAACCCAATGTCCAAAGTAGGTTCAACAGGAGCTATTGCTGCTGATTCGATACCTTTCACAGCTGATAGTAACTGTTACTATCGCCGAGCTCGTGTAAGTAACTTGATGTAATCATCAAAATTTAGAGGGGGAATCGTTATTCTCCCTCTAACCCCTTTATAATAAATTCAACCATACAGAGAGAAAATTTATGTTAGAACAAATCTCAGGGTGGATTAAACAAGTAACAAACATAGGATTAGGGCTTATTGCTCTAGGTGTTGTTCTCCAAATTTTATTTGGGGCCGCAGTTCCATTCTTAGGTTTGGATGTAGTCGGTTCAGTCGTAGCACTTGTAAAAGCGTTAGGATCTGAAGGACTCGTTGGTTTAGTCGCCATTTGGGTACTTTGGGGTATCTACTCTAAGTAATAGCCCGATTTATTAGCATAGGGGGGGATGGATTCTCCCCTATTTCCTTCCTTATAAATACTAGTGTAACAATTTTAATATAAAACAATGGCAGACACTAGTCAACCCACAGTATTTGATTATGCAACTTCAACTCAATGGAGACTTGCGTTTAATCGTCTACCCAAAACAACTTGGTTTTGTACAGCTGCAAATTTACCTGGCGTAACTTTAGGTGAATCAACATATCCCACACCAATGGCAGATATGTTTGTAGCAGGAGATAAACTTACCTTTGAAACTTTAAATGTAACTTTTATGGTTGATGAGGAACTTCAGAACTATAGAGAAATATGGGAATGGTTAGTGGGAATTGGTGCTCCAAAACAACATTCACAATTCTCTGAAGTATTAACAAAAGGAGATGGTACAACATTAAATTTTAGTTCGGTAGGTTCTGATGATGTACTTGCACCAAGAGATGCAGCTGTGATGAAAGGTGGAACACCTACTGAATCAAATATATATTCAGATGGTGCATTGTTAATATATAATTCTAAGAATCAACCAAAGGTAGAAGTTAAATTTAAGGATATGTTTCCTACTACTCTATCTGGATTGGAATATTCTCAAGAATCAACAGATGTTGAATATTTTAAAGCATCAGCAACATTTAGGTATCTTTATTATGAATTTGAAACCTCCGCATGATAAATACAAATAAGTAGCCTAAACATAAACTTTAATTTAAGTGAGTCCACTTGATTAAGCTGTGTGACAATATAGCAATCATGTTTGGGCTACTACTTTAAACTTGACTTTTCCGTTTTAATATGGTACTATGAGTATGTCGAGTTTCTAGTAAATGAATCTATAGAATAACTATGACTTTATCAGATATACAAGAAATGGTCAGAAAAGACCTAAAAATCAATGACCTTGAATTAGATATAGAATCCTTACGAATCCCCTCTTTACATTCCAAATATCTTCAGCTCTTAACAGAACATACCCTTCTTCTAAAAAAGACACAGGGAGAACTTAATGTTCTTAAAAGGGATAAGTGGATATTTTACACAGGAAAGGCAACTGAGGAGATTTATAAAGAGAAGGGTTCTTTTGATGTTAAATTAAATACTAAGGATGACCAGAAAACCTTTATTGAGGCCGATAAGGAATATCGAGAACTTAAAGGAAAGGTTGAATACTATGAATCGGTAGTGGAGTATCTACAGGAGATAGTGAGGTCAGTTAGTAATCGTTCTTTTCAAATAAAAAATGCGATTGAATGGAGAAAATTCGAGGCTGGAATTTGATATTATAATTCACAAGAAAGATGATGTTTATTTTCAGATTGAATGTGAAAGAAGTATTGCAAAAGAATTAAACGAATATTTCAGTTTTGAAGTGCCTGGGGCCAAGTTTATGCCTTCATTCAAGAACAGACTTTGGGATGGAAAGATTCGATTATTCGACATACGGAATAACCAAATTTACGTTGGGTTGTCCGATTATATCTACAAATTCGCAACAGCAAAAAAATATACTATAAGTGGTGGGGTAAAAACCCAATTAGACATCGATGTTGATAGTGTTCGATCTTTTGTGGATAGTTTAAAATCCACAGTTGAGATCAGAGATTATCAGCTTGATGCAGTACAACATTCTATTAGACATGGAAGATGTATCTTGGTGAGCCCCACAGCAAGTGGTAAGAGTTTTATAATATACACATTGATACGTTACTACCAACAAATCATTGATAACTCACATATTTTGTTGTTAGTGCCACGTTCATCATTAGTTGAACAAATGTATACAGACTTCCAAGACTACGGCTGGGATGCTGAGAAGTATTGTCACAGAATTTATGCAGGAAAAGACAAGACTTCAGAAAAACTTGTACACATATCTACATGGCAATCCATATATCAATTACCAAAGAAACATTTTGAGAAATATAAGGTTATACTAGGAGATGAGGTACACACCTTTACTGCCAAATCTCTGAAAACCATAATGCAGAAAACTACAGATTGTCCTAACAAATTTGGATTGACAGGAACACTTGATGAATCTGAAAGCCATCATTTAGTACTTGAAGGTTTATTTGGGTCAGTCAAAAAAGTTACTACTACAAAAGAATTAATAGACGCAAAACAAATATCAGATTTAAAAATTATAGGAATTGTCTTGACTTATTCAGAAAAAGATTGTATAATAAGAACTTATAATGAAGAAATTAAATTTATAACAAATTTTCCTCAGAGAAATAATCTGATTAGGAATCTTTGTATAGATTTAAAAGGAAATACGTTAGTCCTTTTTTCGTTGATTAAACATGGAGAGTTATTACACCAGCTAATAAAGGAGAAGTCAAATGATAGGAAAACTTTTTTTGTCTATGGGGGAACAGACTCAGAAACAAGAGAGAAAATCAGAAGAATTGTTGAAACAGAAAGAGATTCGATTGTTGTCGCCAGTTTCGGTGTATTTAGTACTGGTATCAATATTAGGAATCTTCACAACATTATCTTCGCTAGTCCTTATAAAAGTCGTATCAGAAACCTTCAGTCAATAGGTAGAGGATTACGAACACATGAGAGTAAGGCCATTGCAAAGTTATATGATATTGCAGATAACTTTAATAATAATAACCATACGATGAAACATTTTGTTAAACGTATTGGTATCTATAATCAAGAAGAATTTGATTATGAGATTGTCAAAATTAATTTAAAACCTCAAAATGGAAAAGAAACAACACTATGTTGATAATAAATTATTTTTTGCAGAAATGCAGAAGTGGAAAGAAGAAATTAATGAACAGGAGCAAGTGGATGATTTGCCACCTATGGTTACTGAATACATGGGCGATTGCTTTCAGAAAATTGCTACCCATTTGTCATACAGACCCAATTTTATCAATTATACCTATCGTGAGGAAATGATAGGAGATGGAATAGAGAATTGTATTAGGTATGCAAAGAATTTTAATCCAGACAAATCTAAAAATCCATTTGCATATTTTACACAAATTATCTATTATGCTTTCATTCGTAGAATAACGAAGGAAAAGAAGCAGACTGCAATTAAGCAGAAAATAATAGACAACACAGCCACCAAGACATATGATATTATGCCAGGAGATGATGATGTTTATGAAAATTCATATATGGAATTCTTGCGAGATAATCTTGAGGAGAAGGACATACCAAAACCTAAACGTAAAAAATCCAAAAAAGGGATTGAACATTTCATAGAGGAAGATCTAAATGAAAACGAAATTTGAAAAATATGCCGAAGATATTAATAATCTTATCAAGGAACATACTAAAAAATTACATATAACCGAATTAGACCAAATTGTAGATTCTATAGAAGAATCACCTATAGGTACTGGTAGAATGGATTTTTGGTTAGAAGATATTGTAGATGATGAATTAGTTTCAAGGAATCAGCCTAGTGAGTAAAATAGTAATATTAACCGATACTCATTTCGGTGCGAGATCTGATAGTTTAATTTTCAATGAGTTCTTCTATGATTTCTATGAGAATCAGTTTTTCCCATATGTCAAAGAACATCCAGAGATTACAACTTTCCTACATTTAGGAGATTGTCTAGATCGTAGAAAATATATTAATTATAAGATTGCAAAGGATTTTAGAGAAAGGTTTATCAGTAAATTGGATGACCTAGACATTCCTTGTCATTTTATAGTGGGCAACCATGACATATATTATAAGAATACATTATCTGTAAATTGTTATAATGAATTGGGAATGCCCAAGAAATCTACAATATATTCTGAACCAACTGTAGTGACTATAGATGGTTATGACCTAATGTTTATCCCATGGCTCACATCAGATAGTGAACCAGAATTTATAAAACTTGCACAAAACCCAGGCGTACAAGTTGCATTTGGACATTTGGAAATTTCTGGATTTGAAATGCATTCGGGGGTAGTGAGTCAAGTGGGAATTAGTAATACCATATTCAATAAGTTTGATATGGTTATGTCTGGACACTTTCACAAAAGGTCTACAGACGGACAGATACATTATCTTGGATGTCCATATCAGATGTCATGGGCAGATGCAGATGAGGTAAAAGGGTTTCATGTATTTGATACAGAAACCAGAGAGCTTGAATTCATACCAAACGAAAGGAATATCTTTTCTAAAATCCATTATAACGATAAGAAAACAGTTTATAAGGATGTAGATGTTTCACAGTATAATGGTAAGTTCATCAAGTTATTTGTAGAAAATCGTGATGACTATTATGAGTTTGACAGATTTCTAGACAGACTCTATAATGATATATCGGTACATGATTTAAAGGTGGTCGAAGATTTCTCTGACCTAAGCGTAGATTTTGTATCAGATGATATTGTAAAAGAATCACAGGACACTCTATCGTTATTAGATAGGTATGTAGATGATATTCCTACAGACTTGGATAAGGATAGAATTAAAACCAAATTAAAATCATTATATATTGAAGCAAGTGATATAGAAGTATGATACATTTTCGTTATGTAAAGTGGAAGAATTTCTTAGCTACAGGAAATATTTCATCAACAGTACAACTTGATAAAAATCAAACAACATTAGTAATAGGTGATAACGGGGCAGGAAAATCAACTGTACTGGATGCACTATGTTTTGTCCTATTCGGGAAAGCATATAGACCTATCAAGAAGGCCCAACTGGTCAATTCCATAAACCAAAGAGATTGTGAAGTTGAGATTGAATTTCAGATAGGTACGAACCTATTCAAAGTCATTCGTGGAATCAAACCTAACAACTTCCAGATTTTTAGGAATGGTAAAGAGTTTGACCAAGATGCTCACTCCAAAGATTTCCAGAAAATCCTAGAAGAACAGATACTAAAGTTGAACTATCGGTCATTTACTCAGGTGGTTATCTTAGGCTCTAGTTGTTTCATTCCATTTATGCAACTTTCTACTAATCATAGAAGGGAAGTTGTAGAGGATATACTAGACATTAAAATATTCTCTATTATGAATATTCTATTAAAACAACATTACAAACAAGTAGGTTCAGAAGTTACTGAATTATCAGTACAAAACAGACTTCATACAAGCAATAAACAACTACAAGAAAAACATTTATCTAATGTTGAAGAAATATCTAGTGAGAGAATTAAGGCTTTATGGAAAGAAAAAGAAGGTTATCAAAACGATTTGGCTACAAAACAGCTCGAAGTAGATAATTTACAAGAAAAGATAAAAAATCTCATCCAGGCAGAAGCTGATCATGATAAGTTGTCGTCTTTGAAAATAATGTTGGAATCTAAAAAAACTAATACTGAAAAGAAAATTAAGTTCTTTGATGAAAAAGATAGTTGTGATGTATGTGAACAACCTATTGATAAGTCATTTGGTCAAACTAGGGTGCAAGATTTGAACCATAAGGTAGTAGAATATGAAACTGGTCTTGAAGAAATGATAAAGGAATTGGATAGTTTACATTCCAATATTCAAGAAATGAGTGGACATTCCAGAACCATCAATGGATTAAATACTGAGATAAAGAGTATCACAGGACTCTTAGAACGATGTCAGAGCGATTTAGATAAGCTAAATGATGAAAAGGGTAAGACTGATAAGATAAAAGAAGAAATTGCAGAATTAGATGCAAAGATAAAAGATGTGGATGACCAAATAAAGGAACTCAAACAGGAGAATTTTTATCTTGACATTTGCAAGAATTTGTTGCATGATACAGGGATAAAGTCGAAGATAATAAAACAATATCTTCCTGTAATGAATCAAACCATACAGAGATATTTGGGGGTTCTAGACTTTTATGTGAACTTTACATTAAACGAGCAATTTGAGGAAACAATCAAATCAAGGTACAGAGATGATTTTTCCTATGCATCATTTTCAGAAGGTGAGAAGATGAGGATTGATTTAGCTCTAATGTTCACTTGGAGAGAGATTGCAAGGTTGAAGAATTCAACTAATACAAATCTCTTGATTATGGATGAAGTTTTCGATTCCAGTTTAGACTCCTCTGGAACTGATGATTTCTTGAAAATTCTCAACAGTTTTGAGATTAAACAGAACATCTTTGTGATTAGTCATAAGGGTGATGTATTATTTGACAAGTTTAATAGTATTATTAAATTTGAGAAACAGAAAAACTTTAGCAAAATGATAGAATCATGAATATATTTTTCCTAGATAAAAGACCAGACAATGCAGCTGAAATGCATTGCGATAAACATTGTGTAAAGATGATACTGGAATATGCCCAGATGTTATCAACGGCACATAGAGTACTTGATGGTGAAAATGTACATCCAGATCTTTACAAAATTGCACACAAGAATCATCCAAGTACAATCTGGACACGCTCTTCAAAACAACATTACGATTGGTTATTTCGTTTGTTTCGTATGTTAAGTGCAGAGTACACTTTACGATACAGTAATGGTGAATTTAAGGTACATAAGACATGGGATAAACTTGGTAAGATTCTAGAAACTGCACCAAAGAACATAGTAGACAATGGTTGGGTAGATCCCCCACAATGTATGCCTGACCATTGTAAAAAACCAGACACTATAGATGCCTATAGAAACTATTACCTGACAGAGAAGGCATCATTCTCTACATGGAACTATTCTAAACAACCTACATGGTGGACAATATGATATACAAATTATTAGAACCAGAACATAAATTATTACTACATCCACTTCCAGAAATTACTGCGGAGACTGAACCAGAGAGTAGACAAGAGCTACTAGATAATATGGTGGAAACTATGAAACACTATGGGGGTATTGGATTGTCTGCAAATCAATGTGGAATTCCTATTCGTATGTTTGTCTTTGGAGACAATAATAATTATGTTCCATGTTTCAATCCACGAATCATCAAAACTGCGGGTGAACGAATTCCAATAGAAGAAGGATGTTTGACATATCCCGGCCTTTTTGTAAAGATATTCAGACCAGAAAGTGTAACTGCAACATTTGAGGATGAGAATAGGGAACTACACGAAGAAACTTTCACAGGGTTGATGGCAAGGGTATTTTTGCACGAAATGGATCATATGGATGGAATTGATTTTACTTCCAGAGCTGGCAAGATGGCATTGGACATTGCAAAGAGAAAAAGACTGCGAGGACAAAGAAAATTGAAAAAAATGCAAGAAAGCTAAAAAAAGACTTGACAATGATATTGGGTTTCTGTATAATAGTAGTTGAAAGAGTGAGAAAGGGTCTTGCTCAAAAACCTAAATGAGATTTGTTATGGGTATGATGAAAAGAGAAAAAATTGAAACGGAAATCGGTGTCGAAGAAGTCGAGGCTGGTATCAAACATTTAATGATGTGGGGTAAGAAGTCCTTCAAAGACCATACTGGTGAGTGGGTCGAGGTTCGTACTTCTGGTCAGTTGAATCTGTTCTCAGATGAGATTGAAGCTATTGCACACGTTGTAGAGGGGGCGTAATGAGACTGATATTAAACGGAAAAGAAATCAAGAACGTAGAAGTTCTTAAATTTGAAAGTGAAAAATCAAAATACATTGGTTACGAAATACGAAACAAGAAAGGCAAAAGGTGGTCTTTGGTTCGTAATCGTATGAATGATAGGTATCTTGGAGTTGTAAATCACGGCTCTATCAACCATCACAAGTTTCGTGGATATGAGTGGATGTCTGATGAAACTGGTGATTTAGTAGGAGTATGTTAATATGAGTATTGAAGATACAGAAATTATTTCTCCAGAAGATAATTTTGACAATGGTCTTATATTAGGTTATATTGAAAAGGCTTTAAGTTCTGAAAGTCGATTGTTTACCAAATATAACCATTATGAGATTTATGAATTAAAATTATCTGGTTACTCTAATGGAGAAATTGCTGAAATGTATAATGTTACTACATCATATATTTCAACAATGATAAATTGGATAGAATTAAGACTCAGGAAAAATTTGAAATTTTTAATCAATTAGGATAATATGACACACAAACAATATTTACGAAAAGTTGAAAAACTAGAGCGGGAAGGTGATGCAGATGCACTTGCAGATCTGGAACGACAACGTATGGAAGATCTAGACCATCATTTGGATATGGATTTCATAAATGCTATGGATGATGGAACTTATGATGAGGAACTTGAAGCCGAATACGGAGATCTTTTTTAAAAAAAAATGCCATTTTTGTCTTGACATCTTTTTCTAGATGTGAGATAATATATTTAAACAATGAGAGAAAAACCTCTCATTAATCCTAAAACTTCCCTAGAAAATTTAAAATGGAAACAGTAAACAAGGATGCAAAATCTCTGCTTGCGAAAATGCTTGCGACTGAGAACATTCATGTAGTACACAAGAAAATGCCTACGGCATATTTTGATACAAAGAATCGTGAATTAGGTCTACCTATCTTGAAAGAGATGAATGGAGACATTTACGATTTGATGTGTTTACATGAGGTTGGTCATGCTCTTTGGACTGATAATGATGA